GTCAGCCTTCTTGTCAAGTGCAGCGTTAACAGTCTCCTTGTCAGCCTTCTTGTCAAGTGCAGCGTTAACAGTCTCCTTGTCAGCCTTCTTGTCAAGTGCAGCGTTAACAGTCTCCTTGTCAGCCTTCTTGTCAAGTGCGATATTAACGGCATTTTGGCTCATTACTTTTTCTGTACTCACACCAAGTTCTTGCGCCACCTCAAGAAGAGGCGTAGCAGTCCACGATGTGCCATTGTCCGTATAAAGTACATTAATACCCTGAGCAAGCTGCAAACCGCCAAAACCGCTATATGTTCCAGCAGCCTTGGCAAAGTAATACATCTTCACACCTGCTATTTTCTCAGGTACGGTACTTACACCTGCCACGCCCATATACGTAGCACCCTTAAACAGTTTCAGCTTGTTGATGATGCCAGTTATCAGCTCATCCCAGTAGCTATCCCTCTGGGCATTCACGCACCAAGTTCCCCTGTCCGCATTCCAGTAATGCGCCCAGCCATCAATAGCCACGTAGTCACCTTCCACGCCTCCCGAAGGAAACTTCTGGTTCACCTCGTAAATACTGCCAAACTCCCCCTTGTAGTGAGGACTTGTTTTGTCTATATCATTAGCCATATCTTGTTAAATTTGTGATAATTGGTTATACTTCTCGCCCAGTTCACTCTCCTTCTTACTTATCAAGAAGATAGAGATGGCACGATAGATGAGATACATCTTACACTCGTCAGTTAGTGCCAGAATGATTTTCTGGTCTTTCACCGTTTTCCCATCCTTTTCAAGCACATCCTTCACCTTTTGATAAGGAAGGTATGTGAATAGCTCCACTTCATGATCATACACCTTGTTTGTAGGCATATCATGGTTAGCAGAATACCGTCCAGCAGTCCAGTACATCAGTACTCGCTTTCCTGTAGTAGGCGAAACGGTTATCATGCCCTTCGGCTTCTGCGGTGTCCCCCTAGTCCATCGAGAGGCTTGCATCTGAGCCTCCTTGCTTCCTGGGTCCATCAAAGCCACCAACGAGGAAGACCAACTTTTCAGCCTCAGCTCCACCAGCCTCAGCCAGTCATCAGGAATCACCAGGCTGCCATGCCCATCAGTATATTGCGTCTGGATAGCATCATAGTCCTGTGCTCCCAGAGCATTCAGCGAAACCTGCACTCTCTGTGGCTCCAGCAGCTCCATCGGTGCCTGCAGCAGAATCTGCTGTGCAGCAGTCTCAATGGCCTGCATCATCTGATTATCCGAGTCATCATCAAAGATGTCATTCAGATCATCATGCTTCACCTCATCAATGGCGAGGCGCATAGCCGTCACAAGATCACTCATCAATGCTTCCATATCGCAAAATATTTAATGTCGTTAAAAATCAATGTCAACACCCAGTTCCTTAGCCTTAGCCTTCACGCTGGCAGGCGATTTCAGCCCCCTGGTGTCAACCTTAAACTCCTTCGCAAGATAGTTCTTGGCCTTCGTGATGTTGTCGAAATGAAGCACATTTGGGTCCTTCACCGCATCCATACCATCCATCGGCTTTTCAGCCTCCTGCTCCGGCTCTTCCGGCTCACTCTTGTCGGTGATTCTCCCCTGCTGTGTCAACGGATGCTTCCTGATAGCCTCAGCCACCTGCTTGTTGTCAGTCATGTAACTGTACACACCAACCCCACAGGCTTCAAACTCCACATTCTTGATCAGTCCGCTAGGCAGAGCCACCGCAAAGATGAACATGCTGTTTGCTACAAATCTATACATATCTTTAGTGTTTATGGATTTTCAGGGATAGCGAGACTTTTGAAGCCTCAGCTATCCCATCATTTTATATAGTAGAAAACTATCAGCGATGAATACGATTATGCAGCCTCACGGATCTGCTCGTCAGTAACACCGTCTGCGGTAAACTTAGGGCGAGATACACGTGCGTGAGCATCTGGGAATGTCAGTACCCAGCAGCTGTACTCCTCCATCACAACACCAGCGGTATTACGAATCAGGAGGTCCTTGGCATTAAACTCATTGCGGCTCCATACACCGAACACATACTTATCCAGATAGCGAGCATCGAGGCAGAAGGCTCTACCTTCCATACCCCAACTATTGAAGGCATCATGGCGATAAATCAGAATTTTGGTACCCATGCTCTCAAAGGTCTCGAAGTCAAGCTTCCAGCCCTGGTAGTCCTTCTCGGTCTGAGTAATGATGCGCTTATTACTGCGGAGATTTGCGAATGCCTGATAAATAAGATTATCTACAAAAAGAAGCTTGGTACGGCTCGAATTACCTGCACCCTTCAATATAGCAGAAATAAACGCAGTCAGCTCCTTCTCGCTGATCACATACTCATATACTTGCTTCTCCACCTCTGTAGTACCAGAATCAGCAGCAACCTTCACCTTCACTTTCACAGGAACCAATTCACCATTGTCATTCTTGGTCATCTTAGGCTCCCAGTGGCCAATCTGCAGGTCCTTGCCTGCCTCCCAGAAGATACCGCCCATAGTATAGGTAAGACCCACGTCCTTACCGCCATCAGTCATGGTACGCACACCAAACAGTCCGCTTCGCTCCTGACCATAGCGCATATCGTCCATTGCCATCTTCTCCTGTCGGGTGAAGTCCCATTTCACCTGGGTCTGAGACATACGGTTAATAAGAGACTCCTCCACCTGCATGATAAATCGCTGGCAGTACTGGAAGCTCTTGTTTGGCATAGAGTAGTAAGAACCAGTCTCTACCTCCTTCTCGCCAGCAGCTCTACCGAGGCGCAACAAGACTGTACCTGCAGGAATATCCTCCGGAATATTACGGTTTCCTCGCTGTTCATTCTTTCCACCATTAAGGGCGTAACAGGTAGGATTATTGTCATCGTCACCTTTGATTACACGGAACTGCAGAGGTTTCAATTTGCTGCGAGTGGTTCCATCATCGTCAAAGCCATAGATGCCATCCACCATGATTACGTCACCGTTATCAAAAGCTGTAGGATTCTCCACCTTCAAGGTCACGGTACTACCATTGGTTGTTTTCGTCACCTTCTCCGTCAACTTCGATAAAATTGGGCGCTGACCGATAGAATAATACTCTATTCGCACAGAATCAACAGGTGTCATCCTCTTCGATGCACGCAGAATCTGGTCAATCGGGCAACTCTCCAGCTTCATCTCTACCACGGTAGGGTTCACATAAGATACATAGTAGTCGAAGTTACCCATTTTTTCCTGCTGCTCCTGAGAAGCGCCTTGCCACTGAGGACCCTTGCCTGCTGCACCAGGACCTTCAAGAGGACCAGTAGCACCACCGCCACCTGCACCTGCAGGAATTGCAGGAGGAGTTTCTGCCATAGCATAAGAGCTACCACCACTCAGGATCATGACGAAAATCGCCATCATAAAACCAAACCATTTCTTAAATTTTCTCATAATCTATACATTTAAATTATTAACTATAAATTCTTAACTATCACTACATGCCAACCATTGAGCTATATACCTGCTCCGTCCGGCTCTTCTCACGAGGAAGCGAAGCCTCACCGCCACCACCGTTGATGTTGATGTCCTTCTTGCCACCTCTGCCAGCGTGCAGCTGCTTCTGCTGGTCAATCTTCTCGTTCTTGCCACGCTTGTAGCCTCTGTCCTCAGCATCAGCCACAGCCTTGTCGAAGTCCTTGATCTGGAAGAGCCGCAGGAAGTCTGCCTTCTTCAAGCCATACCGGGCAGCTCGCCAAACGAAACCATCATCATCACGATCCTCGCCATCCTCGTTGCGCTTGTAAAGCCACTCTATCAGGTCCTTGATAGCCTCAGGCTTCATCTTCGCCTCCTTCAAGGCGGCATCCAGCTCCGCATCCTCCTCTTTCATGGCCTTGGCAAGCGCCTCCTTACCTTCGGCAAGCTTCTTGCCAGCCTCCAGTTTGTCCTTCTCGCTTTTCTCCAGCCGTTTCCGAGCCTCAGCATCACCATTGCAGGCATCCACGAAGTCCTTGCCCAGAGCCTCAACCAGATAACCAACAAAGCTAAAGTCGCTGCCATCCTCGTTCTTTTTGGTCAGCATTCCGGTCACAAGACCGGGTGCCTGGGGGTATTCCTGCAGCATCTGGTTGAAACCATCCATCTTTTGCTTATTCTGGTCATAATGGTCGTAATCGGTCGATAATTGGTTATAAACGGCATCTTCATCGTTCATATCCAAGTCCGGATAACGACTCGCCAACCGCTCTCGAAAAGAATCTCTCTTCGATTTAACTCCTTGATTATTAGTACTTTTCTCTGCCATATTCAAACATTTTTAATATTTGTGTGCTAAATTAACGAAAATTTCGCATAACTTTTTGATAAATTCAGCAACTCGCTATATTAATTTTGTTTCCGATGAAACATGTAAATTCTATATCCCAGATCAAGATTGATAGAGACCGCGAAATCATCCGTCTCTATCAGCAGGCGAAGCGGATGGTCGAATGGCCAACCACTACGGCTAAGATATGCGAATATGTTTCCCAGATGCCCACTCCGTGCTATTATCTCTCCTTCGATGCTGCCTATAGATATGTAAGCAAGAGGCTAAAGGGCATAATACCAAAATGTGGTAAATACCAGCAGCAGAAAAAAGCACTCCTCGAATCCTTCTATAATGAATATCTGCTGATCTCAGAACATGAGCAATCGCAAGGCAGGCAAAAAAGCGTCTATCTACTCGTAGAAATCGCGCTGGAACGTCCTGCGCCCTGCCTGGGTCTAACGGCAAAATACATACAGGAAATCATTTCGGCTCACGTCCGGACAATCAATTCTCCATTCATCACCAAATAAAATACTCACTCCTATGCGTACATTATATATTACTCTCATCATTCTCATATTGATGGTATTCATCATACCATTCCATTCTCTCTTGGCAGTTTCGCCAACATCACCCCTCTATTCCCACTTCGTCTATATGTTTGGCCACGCCAATCTGATGCATTGGGCTATCAATGCCTGGTGCCTGCTCATGGTACACCGCCTGTTCCGTCTCCATCGCCTCCTGGCATCATGGCTCGGCTCCGTAGCCCTCTCCTTCCTCTATTATCCGTCCTTCCCGGTATTGGGCGTATCGGTCATCATATCGTTTTTTATTGGTTTCTCGTCTCCATGGCTCTACCGGTTCAAGCGCCTGGAGTTTTGGCAGATGATCATCCTCCTGTGCATCGGCTGCCTCCTGCCCCATATAGCCGGCATATACCACCTGATCCTCTTCCTCCTGGGCTTCATCTATGCCAAGGCAGAAAGCTTCCTGCAGCAAGCCAAGAATCTCCATATATAGGCATAGTAACAGCAGGAAGAGCAAATCATAAAGTTCAATATTCAAAGTTCAAAGTTCAAAGTAAATAATGCCAGTAGCAAAATCTTCATTAAAGGTACGACCTGAGCAGCAGATTTCCGACAAGAAGCTCAAAGAGATTCTTGCCGAAGATACGAGGAGATTGAAAAGTCTCTTCGCTACTTATCGTCCCATTACTGGAGAGAACGCCCCAGGCATTCGCTTCGAGTGCCAGATGCCCGATTTCCTCAATGGAAAGAAGCTTTGGCTCCCGGTAGAAATGTTGAAGGAAAAGAAGTTCTGCGCCATCATCAAGTGCGGTTCCATCCAAGCCTTCATCGAGAAGTACATGGCAGACTATGATCCGGAGAAGGCACGTGATGCCATCTTCCGCTATCTCATCCGCCTGCGCTGCAAGCACGATTTCTACTTCTTCGCCTACGCCTATGCTCGCATCAAGAATAAGGATGGTGGTGATGATATACCGTTCCTCCTCCGCAATGCCCAGGTTAAGCTCATCAAGGTATTCGAGCAGATGCGCCTGCACAGCCAGTTCGGTTACATCCGAGTCATCCTATTGAAGTGCCGCCAGTGGGGTGGATCCACAGCTACCGACATCTACATGGCTTGGCTGCAGATCTTCTGGAACAGCAACTGGAACAGCAACATCGTGGGTCACCAGTCTTCATCTGCCACCCAGGTATTCGATATGTACGAAAAACTCATCAATGCCATCCCTACATGGCTCTTCTACGACATCGGTCAACCATTCAAGTCTGATACTCGCAAGTTGAAGACTTCTGGCACAATTCAGAACATCAAGTACCTCATCCCTCGTTCCTGCAAAATTCAAACAGGTTCGGCTCGTAACCCTGAGTCCTGTCGCTCCGGTGATGCTGCCCTTGCTCATATCACAGAGGAAGCCTTCTTCCCTAACACCACAGAGTGGACTCCGGCTAAGGTGATCAAGGCTGCATCATCATCTATTCAGCCAGATCCTTTAACATTCATCGTCAGAGAGTCAACGCCTAACGGACGAGAAAACGAGTTCCACGATGCCTGGGTAGCCGCAAACTCAGTAGACAAAGATGGAAAACCTCTGTCAGCATTTACTCCTGTCTTCGTGGCATGGTTCGAAATTGAAAAATATATATTGCCATTTGCTTCCGAGGATGAACGTGCCGATTTCGCCATCTGGCTGTGGAAGAATCGCAATGACGAGCAAGGTCATGGTAAGTACTATTGGTGGCTCTACGAATGTAAAGGCGCATCTTTAGAGGGCATCCATTGGTATATTGAGAAGTCCAAGGAGTATGAGACTCTTGACGATATGCGTCAGGAGTTCCCTTCTGATGATGTAGAAGCCTTCCTCTTCTCAGGTACTACAGTCTTCGACCCATACAAGTTGAAGGAAATGGAAGAGGACTGCAAGGGTATTGAGCCTATCATGGTGGGTGACATTGAAGGTGACTCTTATGATGCTGCCGATGATGCTTGCATGAACAATATCCGCTTCATCGAGCGTTCTGGTGGACCGCTTAAAGTGTGGGCTGGACCAGACAACTCTGAGATTGTCAGACATCGGTATATCGTTGCCTGCGATATTGGTGGCGCACATAAAACCTCCGACTTCTCAGATATTGTAGTCCTCGACCGCTATGATGAAATCTATGGTGGTGTTCCGGAAATCGTAGCTGAGTGGCATGGCCACTGCGATGCCGATCAGTTAGCTATGCGCTGTGCCCAGTTAGCCCATTTCTATAATGATGCTTATCTGGTCATCGAGAACAATACCGCCTACTCGCGCATGAACAATACTGAGGGCAACCAGTCTGAGCTGTTCTTCCCTATCCTCTTGCCACTCTACAAGAACCTCTACAACTCCTCTCACAGCAAGTTGCAGAAGAAGAAGTCCAAGGAATTGAAATGGGGATTCAACACCAATAAGAATACCAAGGTAGCGGTAATCAAGACGATGGCAAGAATCATCCGAGACCAAGGCTATATGGAGCGAGAGCCAGCCGCCATAGACGAGTGTACCTACTACCTCTACTATCAGCAGAACGACTGCTACGGAGCCATAGCCGGCAAGCACGATGACCGAGTAATGGCAAGAGCCATAGCCCTCTATGTAGAGAAGGATATGCCAGCCCCGGAAATCCTCCCATTCCGCACCAAGGCCGAGATAGAGCGCGATCGCCTCCGCCACCGCCCTCCATCAGTTCCCGAGTTAGCCGGCATAGGTGGCAGCTAAAATGCCCCCTTCCAGCGAATAGCAGCCCCCAGCAGCTCGTTTGCCCCCTCTCGTCAGCAGCTCGTAGCCCCCTCTAGCCCCCGTTCCGGTCGATTCCATCGGCCGCCCCCATATAGTATTAACAATAAAAAGAAGAAAAAAATGAAAAATTCGTATCAATCTCATCTGCGTCAGTTGCTAGTAAGCATCTACACGCCATTTATCACTCGTATCGAACTTCTTAACGCCACCCGAATGTGGCGAAAAGGCGTTAAAGCCACCCTTGCCAAGTATCAGGAAGGAGGTGCCCCACGTTTCTACATGCTCTACGACCAGTCCCACAAGGATTGGGCCATCATGACCTACGACCCCAACCGCAAGCAGCTCCTTTCCTACCGTCGCCTCGTCCAGCTAGGCAAGTGGAAGGCCACACGTTATTTCCACAATGTAGAAGACATCAAGAAGGAGTCCTACTACTACACCCCATCCAAGTGGGGCGCCATCGGCTGCGATGCCGACAACAAGGTGCGAGAGCAGAAGCTTCGCCATTGGCAGGAATACTACATGTGGCGAGTTTCCATCCCGATGCAGAAACTTCGCGCCTACAAAAAGAAGTACGGCCTCCACTAAATCATTTTTAGTGGAATAAACACAGAGAAAAAACAAGAGTACAAAACAAAAAGAAGAGGAAACTTCACAGCTTCCTCTTCCCTATAAACTTAACCTTTAACTAAAAAAATAACCATAATTACATAAACAACTAACTATAAACCTATAAACTGACAATTAACTAATAATAAAACATTTTAAGTATTTATTTATCAACTAAGAACGATTTCCCATAAATATCTAAGAAGCAGAAGGCAAATCAGCCAGATTATCCAGTCCGCTACCCGAATCCTTCAAGTGTGCAGCACTAGCTCCACTCGCCTGCTGTCCATCCACTGCCGGCATCTGACCGTTAGCCATCATCTGCGCCTCCATAGCCTCCTTCTGTTCCATTTTCTCCTTCAAATACTTGCGTATTCTGTAGGTTCCAGGGAACTTGCCGTTTGTCAGCATAGTGTAGGCATCAATATCGCCATCCTTCTTCAACTGCCAAAGCAGATCAGCAATCTGGTCTCTGATGGTAGCAGAGTAGCTATCCAAGTCCATGGCAACATCCAGGTCCATATCGCGCATGGTTTCCGGATTGAAGTAGGTTCTGTAGTCATCACCCACCAGTTTCACGCTGTCATGCTCAGTACAGAACTCCTGAATCAGATAGATTTTCACCTTTGCCTCCCTCAGCTTGAAGCAGTTAAAGCTCTCCACGAAGTCAGTCACCGAGGTAGAAGCCGATTCCCTCTCCAGCTGATACTGCTTACCGCTGGTATTCCGGTGTACACCCTGCAGCGCTCCCTGCACACCACTACCCTCGCCAGCCATCGTTTTGGCAAACTGAATCATAAATTCCACACCTGCCGGCATTGTCTTATTGCTCAGCACCTCCGGCTTCTCGCCACCATTGGCACTGTTCCAATAGATTTCGCCATTGGTCTTGTTATAGTTATGCCTGCGCTCCTCAGGAGTCTGTTTGCTGCTCTCCGAAGCCTCATCAATAAGCAGCGCACCCTTCGCACCATTAGCCACCACGAAGTTAATCATCATCATATAATGATTCAGCGTGCGCTGGTTATTCTCAATGCGCATGATGAAGCTCTTCACCTCACCCTGTAGGCAAGGATATGCCAAGAACGAATAGGGCTGAATACTGCATCTGTAGCCATCTCTCAGCACAAAGTATGGAGATTCCCTTGCATCGAGAAGATAGCCGTTAGGAGTCAGGTATCTGCGGTACCAGAAGGTTTCCACCTGCGGCTCATATTCTATCAGATCCAGTTCCTCAGGATCCACATAGTACATCGGCTCTCCGTTCTCGTCCAGCACCGGCACACCGTTTTCATCCATCATCACGTTTGCACGCTTCCGGCTCTCATTCTCGGCATCCAGCTCAGCCTTCACGTTCATCGGCATAAATCCTGCATCACCCTTTGCCCGGTCATGTACCCATAGCGATTGCCTTGATTCCTTGGTCCAAACCTCTATCACCCTGTACTTACCCTGAATGGAAGAATGCAGGAAGTCTTCCAGTCCGGTCAACTGAGCCGAACCGGTAGGCTGATAACCCTGTTCCGGTGAATAATGCGATTGGGTCTGCAGATAGATCTCGTCCAGCTGATCAGCCTGCGCCTTGCTGCCATCGGTAAACTGCTCCAAGATGGCTCTCCAGGTCAAATCATGTGCAATACCGAAAATCTCAATATCACTCAGATCCGGCTTGAAGAAAGGAGGTATGGCAAGCTTGAAAATATCCACCTTGTCATTGAAGATACCTTCCCTTCCATCCCTTCTTTCCCAGATAGTCCTCATACCTATCAAGCCATACACACAGAACTCATAGAAGAGTCGCGCATCCATCTCCTGACGGTTATTCAGATTGTCATTCTGCCTCAGATATTCGTTGAAGAAGCTGATATAGTCCTCCTCGTTCGGGTCCACGGCAGAACAGCTGGCGGTTGCCCTCTGCTGACGAACCAAGCCCACAAGAGAGATAAGCTTATCAGAAATTACATCATATTCCAGTATCGGCATACCCTGCATTTCCATATACTGGCGGATAGTAATCTTCCGTCCGTTCCACTCTATCTTCTCCTCCAGCTGTCTGCCCATCACGAAGTCCTGGGCACGCTTCCATCCCCTCCTCAGCTCAGCCATGTTGTCGAAATAATAGCATAGCCATCGCAGAATCTTTAGGGTTGATTCGCTCACCCTGAATTTCTGGGTACTCACACCTTCCAGCGAGTTCGGACCAGCCTCAGCATAGTTCGTTATGTCATTTATAACCGTATGATTTGCCATATTCTTTAATTTTTCGCCAAAATTAAGCCTTTTTCGCCTATTCTTTTTGATAAGTTGCGCAACTTATCAAACTTTTCTCGCTTTTTTCTTATAATTTTGTCGCACGATTCATTTAAAAACGTTTTTATCATGGGTAAATCAATCAATGTTCACGAAGCCTGCATCATCACGAAGGATGATAAAGGCAATCTCTCTCTTGTCGGGAAGGCGAAGGAAGCCCTCACCTCCCTGCAGAAGAATAAGGTATCTGTTCACGTCCTCCTCTGCGATAGCAAGAAGGAAGACGTTGAAAAGTTCCTCACCGACAATAATGTTCCTTTTGCCTCAATCATCACGAAGGAGGAAGCCAAAGAGGAAAAAGAGGATAAGAAGACCGAGCCGGATGCCACGGTGGTTCCTAGTTCCAAGTTCGTAACGCTCGATGGCGATTGGCAGTGGTGTCTCGACCGCATCGTACAGCGTCTATGGGGCAAAAAAGAAAAGGAAGCCCCCAAAAGCGAACAGGCTAGCATGGACGAAGCCATGAAACGCTACATCAGCTACGCTAAGCCAGAGAAGCGAAACAAGGCTAATACAGGAATCGTAAGTGATTAATTCCGCTCCAACATCTTCAAAATTCAAGAAATTATTTTATTTGGAATATAGACTTTACAAAAACTATCAAAGGGACTCGCTGTGAAGCAAGTCCCTTTTTCTTTTCCGGGTATCGAGTAAGCCCTCGATGCTTTTATCATGCCGGGCTACTTCTCACTTTTCTGCTTACGAAGAGGAATGAGAACCTTATCCCTTTCTGCTCTAATTTTAGCCATAACCTGTGTATCATTATCAGAAGTGAGATTCTTCTTTTCTTTTCCCATAGCCTTACGAGCTGCCTCAATTGTCTTTCGCTTATCAAGTTCAGGCTTATGGTGCAACTTATAAGATTTGATCTCCTCGTCTGTTGCTCCATTGCCTTTCAACTCATCCAAACCATCTTGTGCAGTCTTAGTGGATTCCCACTCTTGCTGGAGGTACAAATCATCCATCAAGTCCGAAAAGTTTCTCTGACGAAGGTATGAAGCATCAGCCTTAGCCTTCTTGACCGCTTCGGAATCCTTAGTTTCCAATTCGTCCGCTATGATCTTACCGATAAGTTTCTTCTCCTTCTGACTTCTGGACTCGGAAAACTCGTTCTTCAAGTCCTCTCTATCCATACCAGCCAAACGTTCTGAAACTTTCTTGTCGAAAGATTTTTCAATAGCTTTCAGCTTCTTTTGTTTCTCTTCATCAGAGTAGAGTTTACCTAAGCCAAAAGTGTTCTTACCAAACTTATACTCAGCGTATCGCTTGGCAAGTTCCTCGTAGCTAAGTTTCTTGGCATCCTTGCCCTTCATGCCTAATTCATCGATATAGAGATTGTCCACAGTTGCAGCAGGTCCGTTCATCAAACGGAACACAAACAACGCAATCTCCTTAGCATTGGTCATGTCACCATTACCATAGTCGATACAAGCATTGATGGCATCGGTCAGAGTCTTTGGGTTGAAACCTGTAGAACTCTGCATTACCATAAACATTAGGTCTTGTGCTCCAGCCACCTTGTCATAGCCAAACTTCTCTATCATAGAGTTGAAATCTGAAAGCATTGGCATACCAGAGAAATCTACATTTTTCAGTCCCTTAAGGCTGATTCCATCAGATGTAATTGTGTTGGCAATGGCAGTGTTGATAAACTGACCTCCTGCCAAACCATCAACTGGACCTTCAAGCAAACCGAGAATCACGGCATCAAGTACCATTTTCTTCTTTTTCTCATTGTCGTCACCAAACATAAGATAACCAAGATTTCCTCCAAGATTCCAGATGATAGGTCCCAACCACAAAGCTACAATAGCATTTGCAATGTTATGCATCAATCCCTTCTGGTACATCTTTTCTGCAGCCTTGGTTGCTTGCTCATACCCAACGCCTTCTTCCATCAGCTGACCAGCCATAAACTTAATAGATGCCTCCTTGTGCCCTTTCTCGAAACGATGCTTCAAGTTTCTAAGCGCATTGATACCCTTTCGCTCATAAAGCATACTGGAGTTTCTGAATGGCGTGAAGATGGCAGACTCCAAGGTTCTGTCTAGCTGCATTGGAGAGACAAAGGCACCTTCCGAACTCTGCTGAGAAGTATTGAAGTTTATTTCCGCATCGCTGAGTGCCTTTTCCTTGGCACGTTCCTCGGTCAGTCCATATTTGATATACTGCTTATACTTGGTATCATATACGGCTCTCGCTCCTACTGCACAAGTCACGGCATCAACAAGTGCGTTTGGTGTCATACCATAGTAAGCAGCCTTTTCCATGAGATTGGTGTGCCATAGTTTCCAATCAGTCGGATCATCCATCAGAACGGTATCGCCCAACTTGCGTCCAGACCAGCGTTTATCAAAATTCGGCAAGTTCTCAATAGCCCACTTGAATGAGCCGTAAGGATGGACAGAATGCCTAACGAATCTACCAAGGTCAACATCAGGCAAGAACAAAGGAGCACTAAGTACCTGCTTGAAGGCTGTATATAAACGACCCGATATTTTTGCTCCAGTAATACCCTTGCCAAAATTCTTAAGGGAAACAGCCAAATCTGTACCTCCTTTAGGGCGATAAGTACCCATGGCCACTGCGGTCGCATCCTTCACGTTATTCCAAAGTCTTTCTCCACTGCCATAGATGGTAGTCATGTTCTGGACACGGTTTCTGAAAGTTGTGTCAGATAAAAGCGTATTGGCATCCTTACGGATAGGCGCATAGTTGTACCAGTTTTCCATCTCCTTGATGTTATCGATGGTCACACTAAGGGCATCGGAATTAAGGATGTCCAAAGGAAGTTTGTTTGTCTTACGCTTGATGATGGCACCTGTAGCTGTAGAAGGCAAGGCATTGCTACCATCACTCGTATTGTTCACATCTTCCTCCATATATCGGGCGTTCTTTAGCACTCTCAATGGGAAATAGTTCTCCACCATAGGCATAGGTGCGCCAAACAGTTCCTCATGTCTCTTGTTATACTTGGTACGCATTTTAGGCAAGAACTCACCTTGAATCCAGTCTGCCAACTTCAAGAAACGAGGATCAATGTTTTCCTTAATCCTTTCCACATCAGCATCGAGGATGCCCATCTCTCTTAGCTTCATGGCACCATCAGGCATTTTGTTCACCATATAGATGTACATCAGGTTGCCTTGCTGTAGCTTATAGGTCTGTTCGCCCTCTATATCACGGATTGTCACATCCAAGCTCTTCACCTTATTGCTACGCTCCAAGGCATACAGATCGTTCAGTATCATATTGCCCTTCTTGTTGCCGTTCTTATCCTCTGTAACCTTGCCAAACAACTCTGAAACTTTCAAGTCTATTTCGTTGTTAGCCTCTCTTACGCTCTTGAACTCATCGTTTGATGCTTTCATAGCTCCACGGACGAAATGATTCCACAACTGTCCCTCACCATTGATTTGTTTGCTACCGAACTCGCGCATCAAGGCATCAAAAGAACCTAGAGGAGAACAGAACAAACGGGCAACATCACTATTAGACAATCTGGTTTTCCAATTCTCCTTATGGTGCTGGTTCATGCTCTTGTCACCCAAATCGGCACTGGCCATCATCTTCACATTGATGGCACGACGAGCATCACGCTCCTGGAACTCTCTAGCTCCCTTCACGCTCTCGTCTATCATACCTCCAAGGTTAGCCAACAGTTGCGAATATCGGTCCATACGCTCCACCTTATTATTAAAGAGAGCCTCATCGTATTGATTCAGTCGTTCCACATGTTCCTGAAGAAGAGCTTTAGTTAGTTCACCTTTATAGATACCTTTTCTACCCTTGTAGTTTTCAATCTCAAGCTTCTTCAAATCCTCGATTTCGATAGCGTCATTTCTACCGGAATCTATGTAGTCCACATATTGCTTGGCGAGATTCAGACCCAACAGCTCGTCTTGATAGGATGAAGCATTCTTCCTGTCATCAGTCATCTTGTCAATCAAGTTACTGATTTTCTCATCAAGCTTATCAGAAGGAATCCTTGAAGAAACTGCATCACGGAAGGCCTTGATTGTAGTTTGGCCTCTCAACTCCAGCTTACCCTGCACCTGAATACCCTTAGCATTCTCTTTCAGCTCCTTAATGCTCATGGTCTTCATGACTGCCCTGTCGAAGTTTCTGAGTTGGTTGTTCATCAACACATCCATAACTTGATAAAGTTGCTGGGGAATCTCATGCGATTTTCTGCCTGTGCTATTTTTCACAATAGTGAGCAAGGTGTTTATACTACCTCTACCCAAATCATCACCATAACCCAGACTCATAAATCTTTTAGCAAACTGCACCACGGCATCAGTAGTATTTTGGTCATACACCTTTTGATTTTGCATCACGTGGCGCATGTGCTGAAACTCTGCCTTCATCGCTTTCAATCGGGCATATTCACTGAATGGGTGCTGAACAGCATCCATAAGAGCCACTTTTGATATGATTTCGTCCTCTGCCATTCTATCGTACTCGTCCTTATGAGGGGCGGTCTTCCATATTTCATGCTTTCTCAGAGCCTCGCCATAATCCTGTATGCTTTGATAGTCACGCATATCAGGAATTTGCAAAGGTCTCTCCTCGCCTTCCTTTATATAAGGATGATCCTTCCTCCAGCTAGCCATATCATTCTCATATTGTTTCTGATACTTCTCTCGGATGGCTTCCTCATCAGGAGGAGTGAGGGCAGCAAGCGTGTTCTCGTCAAACTCGTCTATACGCTTCTTCCAATCAGCCTCAGTCTTAGGCCAATCCTCCAAGGCGTGTGAGTAAAGAATCTTGCGCTCGAAGAAAGTTGCTTCATCCTCTCCCTTGCGCTTCTTTGGCATAGTTGGCTTCTTTGGTCGGTTCAAGTAGCCTTCCACGTATTTCTCCAAAGGCTCACCATTAGCATCCAGCTTATTCTTGAAATCCTTAGGCTTCTTCTCCCAATCACCCCCAAACCAAACTTTAAAGTTCTTGGTACGAGCTTCTATATACTGTTTCTTGCTCAGATTAGACTGCTCACCATTAGGAACCAACTTGAATGCACCAGTTGCCTCATCAATTCGTCCACGCTCAGTTTTCTTCTTTAGCTTATTGTCACCTTCAGAAGGCAAGTCAGCTCCCTCACCCAGCGCATCCTTGATTTCAGCATTGCTAGCCTGCTTCATCATGGCTTCCTGCTTCTCCTTTGGCATATTGTCCCATACGTGCAAAGCCCTGCCAGCCTTCATCAGGTAGTATCTCAAATCCTTGTCATTCAGAAGCCCCGGCACACGAATACCCAGCTTCTTCAATACCTTGATAAGATAATGCTTGATCTTGGTCCAAAGAGAAAAGTCCTCAGCAGTCTTAGGACCCTCCTCAGCCAGTCGAGCGATATACTCCTGCGTTCCCACATTCATGCGGTCGTGCTTTTTCCAGTCCGGATCATACTCATTGGCAATCTCCAGAATCTTGCCGCGAGTGCTTGCTGCGACAGAATTATAAACGAAATTAGCGAATTTTCTCACCTCATCTTCGCCACCCAGCAGCACTTCCATTCCCTCATGGCCTATCTTCTCATGTAAGACGGTTCTCTGCGCCTCATTCGCATCAGCACAGTTAGGCAGATAAACATGCACGCTATGAGTCTCCGGGTCGTACCATCCCTTGGCTCCCTGCTCCACCTCTGAGCGATATTCCTCAGGCACATCATCCAAAGAAGAATAAACAGTAGCCTCAGCACCACCCAGCTTGTTGGCTGTATTCACCACCGAATCAGCGATTTTTCGCTCATTTTCGGATAAAATACCCATTTTTTCGCTCTCATCCAAAAGTTTTTTGCCCTTATCGTAGGACATTTCAACATTTTTCAGTAAATTTGCAACCGAAATAGAGTTGTTGGAATGGCTGCCATGGCCTTGTGCCTGAGCATCAATAGCTTCCAATGGCTCCATTTGAGAGCTGTTTGTATTGGGGTTATCACCTTCGGGTTTAACCAAGGTTCCTGCAAGCAGCTCTATTTTTGTTGCTTCATACGAATAAGCCTTATGAGGTAAATCTTTATTTCTCGCCTCTTCTTTCAAGGTTATTTTCACTCGATAAATCTTACCATCAATATTTACTGCACCATAGCAACGATGAACGAGTAAATCTTTGTTTATACCATTATCCGTTCGTCTTTCTCCATCTGCTCCTTTTATGAAATCAGGATGGGTTTCTGCATCAATGCTTTCTTTCAAAACAGAAGGCAAAACTTTCAAAACCGCAAGATGCACATCTTGGGAATCACTTTTATCTACGGCTTTTTGAGAAAGATACTTGTCTAAAGCTGTATTACTTATTCGTACCAATCCCTTTCCACCAGTTTCTTCCTCTGTATATATCTTGACTATATTCTTCTTAGCCCAATTCCTAGCTTCCTTAAAGTTCTTGAAGCCATGATTAGCATCAGCATGAACAATTTTCACGTCCTTGTTTGCCAAATTAGGCTCAACTCTTCCAAGAGGGTATTTCTCGTAATCGTATGAATCGCCAAATCTATACTTCACATTAGCCTTCTTACCATACACCTTAGAATAATGCACACCATCATTCTCGCCTCCTACGATTCTGCCTCTGTTATCAGTCTCCACAAACGGAACACCTCGCTTCTCCAACTCTTTTCTCAGACTTGGAGTAACCACATTCGAAGGCATAGTGATATTCTTGCCCTTGAACATATCATTGACGATAACATCAGCCACCTCGCTGTCAGGCACGATACGCACAGGCTTATCCCAACGAGAAAGCACCACTTTGCGCTTGCCTGTCAGCTGTCCTTGTATGATACCTGCCTTCCACTCTACTTCACCCACGGCATCCTTGGCTTTATCAGCCTTGTAGCCACTGGTCAGCTCGCTCTTTGGCACCTCAACCTCTACAGTTACGATGTTAGGGCGATTCTGAGCCTCGCTAAACTGGTCATTCAGTGGAGTGCGAGAAGTATGAAGATAAGGATTGTAAGCAGCCTTAAGCGACTTTCCATTACCCTTGTTGAGGGTAAACATACCCTTATCATCAGCAAGCTCTGGTCGCTCGTCTGCCTGTTCCCATTTACCGAGTTCGATAGGTTCCACAAACTTGCCCTTCACCTTTGCAGCCATCGGTGGATAGAGTTTTCCATCCTCGCCTACCTGCATGGCACGATAAACCTTCACCGTATCTTCCTTATCCAGCATCTTGATGGTCTCAGGGTCTTTCACGATGCTATAGCTAGCATCATTACCATTCATTACGATCTGCTCGTCACGGTTCACGTCCTCAGTTTCAGATGCCAAGGAGTTTCTGCGCTCCTCATCATTCATACCCAAACGCTTCTCCACATTTCTCGATTCTACCTCACCTGCCAACTTTAGGTATTCTTTGTAAGAATCAAAGTCAAAACGTGTACTTTCATTCAGGCGAAAACGTTTGATGGCATCATCCATACTTCTATCAGCATAGCCACGTGCAAAGTAATTGAAACCCTTGATACGTGTCTCTTTATCAGGAAGTTCATCAGACATATCCAAATCCTTATATTCCTCAACAAGGGCTTTTTCTACCTCCGATTGATTATACTCACCTCCCATTTCCTTGGCCTTTTCTTCCAATTCATGAGCATAAGCACGTGCCTTCCACTCGTCTTGCGCTGCCTTAAATTCTTTTTCCATTTGTTCTGGTGATCCACCTTTGCCAAAGCCCTCTATATACTGGATAGCATGCTGAATCTCGTGATTCAAAATACTATTCATATATTTCAGCTCATCAGCATGAATGGTAATGGTGTTGGTCTTGGCATTATAATTACCATTTGAAGGCATATCGTTCATAATGGCATCCGTATCAATACGCACATCCTTCAACTGAGGATAAGCCTCAAAGAGTCCAGGAGCATCAATCACATTAGAAAGCTTGCCACCATTCCATAGCATATCATCCTCATAACGCTTAACAATATGCCCACCGCCAATATCCTTCATATCCTTGATCTTAGCATCCGGCATTTCATATCTCCACTTGCCATCAGCACCACGTTCCCATCCGGTAGCCAGTTTGATGGCCTTGGCATCCTTCTTGCCTCGTTCCATCTTCTCTGCCACCTTCAAGTTATCCATGCGATAGGTCTTTTCCTCAGCCTTGTCAGCCTCAGCCGCACCCTTCTCGCCAGCAAACATAAATCGAATATCACTCTTGCGAGAATTGAAACGCTTAGAAGGAGGAATAACGTCACCCTTATCATCATAGGTAACAAGGTCGTTCAACTTTCTGTTGTTCTTGGCATTCTTGTATTTATACGCCTTGCCATCATCAAAGCCAAACTCGTTAGCATCATTACCGTCCCACCACAGTTGATTTGCAGGCACTTCATCTTCAATGATACGATATTTGCCTTCCAGTCGGTTCGTTCCGTGCATTTCTGCATATTTCTTAGAAGGAGTAACCCAGTCACCATTACGCAACTTGCCTTCCTTCACCGAAGTAGGAACAGCACGATAAACCTTTACCTTAACATCCTTCTCACCATTCTTAATGGCATCAATAGCCGCATTGATAGCTTTTACAGATTCCAATCCATGAGGAGTGTTCTGCGAATAACGCTCAGGGTGAGAGAAGTAATCATCCGGCTGAGGAGCATAGCCCAAGGCTATATCCTCCAGGTTCACATCCGAGCCACTGGATTCCCAATCATCACGTCTCGCCTTGTCACTTTCATACCCAGGGTTTCCCGGTGCAGCCCATGCACCTACACCTTGGTATGCGCTTTCGGTATCATCATAGCCCTTGCGTCTGGCAGCCTCATCAAGCATTTCCCTGGCAGTAGCATCATCACCCTTGGCAAGAGCATCCATATACTGCTTGTCAAGTTGATCATCAGGAATCACGGAAAGTTCCTCCAAGTGCTTTTGGCGCTTGGCCTCCTCTTCCTCAGCTCTCTTTCTTGCAGCTTCCATGGCGTTACGCTGCGCCTCCACCTGCTTTACGCGCTCCTCAATCATGGCATCAAGGTCGCCAAAGTTCTCCTTCAAGGCTTCATTTACAGGTTTGGTGTACTTAATAATATCCTTAAATGAGGAAATCTTGTCTTCATTTGCCTGCAATAAATATCGTTTGATGTTTGCTCTGGCACGTGCAGCCTCAGCAGTAGAACCCTTCTTAACAGCATTGGCGTACATCGCCACATCTGCCTCATCAACCCCAAATTGCTGAGAAACAGCCTTTATTTTATCCTCTACAGATAAATTTCCACCATTTCCCTTGGCGGTTTCGATATTATTTCTTATCTTTGCATCGCTATGAGGATTCAGGACGCTATCCTTTCCGCTTGGGTTATTTGCGGATGGAGTTAATGCCGAACCTTGATTCTCGCCCAAGGAATTAGAATCGCCTCTGAAACGATTCCATAGCACTCTTGATTCCGTCAATTCTTTCACAACTTTCGAAGGCTCTATTTGATGTGCGCTAATCGCCACTTCCTCTTCACCCTGCTTTACTGTTATGGATTCATAGTTCAGAATCTTGTTTCCATCAGCCTTTTTAAAAGATTTGATAAACAGATATTTAGTCTGTCGTTCCGCACCTTCTTTTGGTGCAGACTTCTCCAAGATAACGTCAGGACGCTCCAGGGTAGGCTTCAACAGACCAAATCTTTTGATTCGGTCGTTTCTTCCTGCTTTCTTATATTGGTTTTCACCAAGTTTGATACTTCCAATAGGAGTCGTAACACGGCTATCCTTACCAAATTCTTTCTGCCAGTTCTCTTCCGTATGTTCTAGAATCCGTTCTTGTTCAGCATTATCTTCCATCTGTTTACGCAAAGACACTGCATCTTCCTTAGTCATACGAGACTTCACGTTACGTGGGTCCACCCCATTCGCCAAGTCTCTCAACACAAGGTTACGAATATCTTCCAAGGTCATTTTCTTAATGTCCTCAGGCTTCCACTTCGTAAATGTATCAAGAGTCCAATACCAGAACTTCTTCAACCAATTCTTTAATCGGTTGATGATAGTAAGCTCTTTAGCGGTGTCTAACGGATTCTCCTTAATGGCATCCTTCGCCATCTGCTCCAAGATGGCAGCACCGTCCTCACCGGTCAGACGAGCAAAAGCCTCATCGCAAATCTCATCATCGCTCAAATGCTTATAGTTAGGGTCCTCCTTCAAATCAGCAAACAGTTGTGTCTGCATGATGAGTTTATCACCATGCTCAATAAGCTCCGGATTCATTTCCTTGGCAGCAGTGCGCCAAAGATGCTGATACTCATGTATAGGAGTATTAGGATTCAGATGCTCCTGGTTCAGCACAATCTCCTTGCCGTCAGTGTAACCATAAACCACACCCTTACCCTGCGCAAACTTAGTATTACCCACGATATTGGCATTGTTCTCGTCAAAGATTACATAGTTGTAATCACCTTCCTTTGCACCGCCATGAATCATGCCAGCAGGGTACTTGATACCGACAAAACCATTATCAGAAAGAATCTGACTAGCGGCATTATCGCCTACATAAGTACTCAACTTTCTGTAAAGTTCCTCACCAAGGTCAGCATCCTTAATATCTCTAACTAAGTCATTGTACCAGATGGTAGCGAGTACATCATCAGGAGTAGCATCCTTCAAATACTCGTTTAAAGCAAGTACATCATCATCTGCCACATAATTCTCAATCACATCCTTAATATCTGATTTCAGTTTCTCAACTCTTCCAGCCACATCTGTTGTGTTAACATAAGTCTTCAATGTATGAGCAATGAAATCATTAAGAGGAGTAGCCTTGAAATCATTGAAACCTTGATTATCTGATACTACCTTATAGGCATCTTCTGCCACCTTCTGCTTATCCAAGGAATCAGGAATCGTTCCTTCCCAATCCAGATAGTTGCTACCATTATCATCAGGAATATCCACATCGTAACGGTTCGCATTTCCCTGAGTCAGATAGTCTTCATCAAGGGAATCAATCCACTTCAAACCTTCCTTATACTCTGCAAGTCTATTCTTCAAGTTCTGCTCATATTCTGTTCCCTTCTCTCTATCCTTCAAGTTTTCAAGGGTACGCTGAATATCGTTGACATCAGCACCGACACGTTTCTTAGCAAACTCCTTGGCACTTGCCACACTACCGCCAGTTGCCACATCATTCACCATTTCACCAAAGACTCTTCTCTTGAAAATATCACCCTTCACCCCATCAGGGTAGCGCATATTCTTATAGAGGTCTTCCATCTTTCTCTGCTTGGCTCTCTGAGCATACTCACGTCCAATCTTGCTAGAGTTGGTAACATACACACCATGCCCGAAGCTCTCACTTCCCTCACCTTCCAAAGCATGCGACAAATCAAACTTATCGAAGCTAGCACCAGTACCATGATAAGTACGCAAGAATCTCACTCCAGGCTGTACAATAGCCTTCAACTGTCTATCCAAATCCTTATATTTCGCAAACAAGGAATCAAGCTTATCTTGATATTTCTCAATAGCCTTATAATCAAACTCTCTCCAAACATCATCAGGAATATCGTTTTCAGAAGCCAGTCCATGCTCATCCATGTACTCCTTCATCAACTGATTTTGATACTCCTTACGTTCCTGCCCGGTTGACTTATAAGCCTCCTCAGTCTCCTTAATCTGCTTCTTCAATTCATCCTTCTTACTAGTCTGAGCAGCTATCTTATATGGGTCAAACTCCGAAGGAAAAGAGCCAGTAAGCCCAGCCACATTGTCCTCAAAACTCTTGTCGAGATTGAAAACCTTGTAGTTTCCCCACATCAACCTATTCAGATAGGTACGTTCCTTTCTTGCCAGTTCCTGCTTCTGATAGTACTCCGGCATCTTATTCGGATTGCTCATATCCACCACGGCATACTGCGCCCATTTGTTTGGTCGCAATTCCTTGGCAAAGTTATAAGCATTCTCGGCAGCCTGCTTCTCCTCAGGAGTCTTAATCTTAAATCTCATTTCAGGCTGATTCAGCAGCATGGCAAGATTCAGGTTATCCTGCGCCTCAGCCACCTTCTCCATATCCTCGTTGCTAACCACCTTCACCGGAATACCAGCCTTCTTAAGCATGGTAGAAACAGCATCATAAGCCACCTTCTGCGCCTCCGTCATATCAGATGGCTTCACCTCTTTCACATCGCGGTGGAAAGGAAGATCATCCATATTCATCGGGGCATCAAAAGGAAGAGCCTCATTAGATTCCTTAGCCTTCTTCGTCTCCTCATGCTTAATCATGGCATAGTCAGCAAATGGCTTGGTTTTGCGGTCAGAAGACTCCAGCCACTTGTCAAAGGTAGCCTTAGGCACAGAAGTAACCTTACCAAGTCCCTTCCAGCCTTTAGAGTAGTTACTGAGATAAGCCTTAGTAGCAGCAGCCTCATCAGGATAGCCATACATTACCTTATGCTCATCAAACTCTCCTGTCTCTGGGTTCACCTGGTCAACAACATAAACGTTACCATCAAAAACATCAAGGTCAGCGGAATCATTGATGAACATATCAATATGATCACCATCCACACCTATCTTGCCCAAAATATAGCCGTAAGTATCGTGCATGGTCACGCTCCAAGGCTTGCCCTGCTCATCCTTACCGCTACGAGTCACGCCCTTTGGAGTCTCAACTGTAAAGTCATATCCCCCAAAAGTCAAATGCCCCTTCTTATAATTGCCAGCCTTCTTCTGCGCCTCAGTAGGCTCAGCCTCCGTTTCAGCAATGGCACTCTTTAAACGTTCTCCGAAGGATGCTTCGCTATGAGTACCGTTCTCTTTCATTTCCTCCTCCTGGCGCTCAACGTCTCGCATCAGCTGCTCAACATTGGTCACCTTATTATTTAAGGTGTAATTCTTTATGTCTGAGTAACTTTGAGCACTACGTATAAGATGAAGAAAAGCGTCTCTTATGTCCTGATCAGAATATCCCATTTGTTTAAGATTCTCAGGCATGTCATCATCCAAACCATGTACAAACTCCGTAACAGTCTTACCCTCGCCTTCCTTGGCAAGAATTTGCAGCTTCTCGAAGTCCTTTCGTCCCAAACCAGTCTCCTGCTGAATACCATTAGAGAAGGCACCACCCTTCTCCTTGCCCTCATAGTTCAAGGTGAAACGGCCGATATTGTTAGCCACATACTCTTCCAGGGTATTTGGCTCAGTGTCATTGAAGTCGGTTGCACCTCTCACATCTTCATAGATGGAATTAAGCTGGTTCATATTACCATTCTTGATGGCATTCTCCACCTTGATGGCACGTTGCTCTGCAGGAGTCATATCCTCCACAGCCTTGGCTCTGGCTTCCATATTCTCCTTACGATAGAGTGTTTTCAGCTTATCAGCCTGAGCCTTCAAGTCCTTGGCTGATTCTGTAAGATTAGCCTGTCTAGCCTCCAAATCAGCCTTAGTGGTATTGAAGTCACGAATCTCCTCATCGGTAAGGTCTGCTTCTCCACGAAGATACTGATTGAGTCGGGCATCAATATCTTCCAACTGGCGATGAAGTTCTTCTTGTGTCTTGGAGATTTCCTTGCGCTGAGAGAGAATATAGTCGCTAGCCTCATCCATGGCAGGATATTGCTTCTTAAGTTCCTCGTCTGTAAGCACAGGCACTTCACGCTCATCAGTAACGGTAAGAGCCTCTTTGTCGATACCGACTTTCTTAATGTTGGCAGTACGCTCATCCTTTAACTCACGCTTCTCCTCCTCTGTCATAATGAGGGAACGAATCTTGTTCCAGTTGTCGTAACGAGTGGTCAAGTCCTCCAACTGCTCCTTGGCAAGTTTCAGCTTGTCTTCTCTTGACTGTGCTTGCTCTGGCTCCAAGTCTGCATTGGTATCAAGCCAATCCTCAGCTTCCACGATACGCTTGCGAATGTTGTCAATCTGCTCCTTGATGTCGGAACGACTGCCATTCACCAATTTGATAAGCTGGCCATGGTTATCGGCATACTGCTCCTGCAGATACTCTGCAGCCACCTTAGGGTCGGTTTCCTTGGAAGAATAGTCTGGCTTCTGCTCACTCAGCCCGACAATGCCATCAGCAAAACGTTGCTTCTTTTCAGCCTCAGCCTTGATTGCTTCTTTCTCTGCACGCTGTGCGTCCTCGGCATCAAGCTCGGCATTAATACCAATCGTGTTTGCAAAATTGCGCATCTTAAGGAAATCTTCCCTTGGTACTTGCTGCACTCTAGAAGAATTACCTAATACAAAAGACACTGTACCATCATTATTGATGGAAACTATTTCAGCTTTTAACGGAGTATCATTAAGGTTGATTGCTAAATCCGCCTTTTCTCCAACAGTTAATTTGTCTTTACCAAATTGAGACAAAAATTCACTGTTTCTTTGCTGTTCATGGCGTTGTACCTCTTGATTGATGAAGGTATCAAATGGGATTGGCTTACCCATATCAACGATTTTACTTTTAGATATAGTCTTAACTACTGGATTACCCTGATCGTCTGGCGCTACAATAAAGACCATTTCAGATTCACCATTTTTCTTTAGATAAACCTGTTTGCCACTATCAAGTTCCACCATCTGAATGTTTCCATCCTCGGTAGCATAAGGTTTCATCTGCTCAACTAAATTCTCTTGATAGCCTGCATCTTCCTGAAGATAAGCATCAGATACGCCCTTCTTGGCATCCATAGCTTCTACATACTTGCTGATAGCCTCTTTTTGTGCCGGTGTCAGACTACCAGAACGCTGAGCAACAAACAGCTCCATATCCTTACCTTCATTATAGGCATTAGCTACTATATCTGGCATTTTCTCGCTATCAGCAAAAGCACGCACCAAACGAGCCATAGCCATATCATCGTTATGATTGATTGCCTGCAAAGCCTCAGAATCCCCATTCTTATAGGCATTCTGACCCATAACATAAGCATCGGAGGTTGCAACCTTACTTTCGGAACTTGAAACCTCAGCAGAAGAGTTTGCAACGTTTGCAGGGTTTGCTGCAAACTCTGCATCACTCGGACTTGGTACGGAGTTGGTACGGTCTTGGTACGGAGCAGGTCCCTCTGAAACTGGAGGCTCCTGACCACCTGCAGAACTCTCAGAAGAACCCTCAACAGGCGATACAGGGCTTTCGCCTTCAATTCTCTTCTGCTCATTACCATGGGAAGTATTATAGAGATCATCCATCGTCTGCTTCATTTCACGTTTCAGTTCGATGGAATTGTAAAGTTCCTTAAGATAAGACTCTACCAATGGCGCATATTTCTTATCTTTCGACTCCAAAGCCTTACGAAGTGTACCGTGCGCCACGTCATGAGAATCCTCAAACGTGTTGACAAACTCCCTCATCACAGAACTGTTCTCCAAAGCACTGTCATAATAATGACGATAGGCATTAACCAGCTTCTGCTCCTCATCAGTAAGGATAATACCCTTCTGCTGCTTATCCATGATCTCCTTGATGGCACCAGCATTCTGATAAAGATAAACCGCTGCCTTATCCTCATCCGTCAATTTCTCACCCATATTGTATTTCTGGGCTGCCTTGTTGTATAAGCCATCAAGATGCTCCTGCGTAAACTCATTGTGGAACTCACCTTCCAGCACAGAAGCCAAACCAAGAGTCTTCTCATACTCCAGTTTCTTCTCATCATTACGTGCAGCATCATAAGAAGAATACTCCTTGCGGTCGATTACGCCTCCATCCTTATTATAGGTTTCCAAATAGTACTTACCATCGTCACCTCTATATACCTCGCTATCAATAACAGGCGAGAAAGAAGAAGGTCGCTTGCCTTCCACAACAGCCATCATCTTAGCCTTCAACACCTCCGGAACACTCTTGTCGTTCATCATGTCCATATACTTCTGGGTTAACTGCCCATCAAGTCGCTGAGCATTCTCACCAACCACAGCATACTCCCCGATGCCCATCCTCTCAAAAGCATCACGAAGACCATCATAGCCGAATCTCTTCAATTCAGCAATATCCTGATCCGTGAAGTCAAACTTCTTGTTAAACTCCCTCGCATCCTTGAATCGAGCATACTTGCCCATCATGCCCGGCAAACCGATGGCAGTAAGGTTCGCCATGCTCTCCAAGAAGCTCTCGGCTGCATCCTTTCCTGTAGGCTTGAAGTTCGGATCCTGCGCCATACGCTCCAGCATCTGATGACCGGTCATAATACCGGAATCCACAACCTTACCACCAATATCAGCCAGAATATTGGTAGCTAAGCCTCTGCCCTTACCTACCATGTTAGCGATTGTTCCACCCTGCATGATAGCACCTACGGCACTCTGTTTAGCCACTTCGCCCAAAGTGTTGGCAATAACCTTACCCACGGAAGGATTGTAAATCTTGCCATTCTCATCGAACTGACCTGTACGATAAATCTCATCAATAGGCTTCGAGATTGCAGACTGACCACCAAAGGTAACAGCACCATGCGCGGCTCCACTCTTCAAAGCCGCGGCTTTACTCTTACCGACAAGTACCTTGGCAGCTCGCTCAGCCACCCTGCGCTCCATACCCTTAGCCATGAGGTCACCTGCCAGTTTACCCTCTGCCTTGGCTACCATGCTCTTAGTCAACTTGCCACCTGCGGCTCCCGGCAGCCAATAACTCCAGGCATCACCTGCAAAGGTCAGAGCACCACTAGCCACGTTCTCCCAGAAGCCAGGCTGATACTGCTGATTGGCAATATCCTCCAGCCAGTTCTGGTAGTCCGTCTGAACAGCCTTGCGAGTAATCTTACCCACAATAGTGTTACCAAGACCAGTCTTCATGATGTACTCAGCACTACCCTTAGGCATCATACCCTTAATCTCCAACTGGTCGAGTTCATTCTTAAGAACAGAATTGATCATCGGCTTGAACTGCTTAGGATCACTACTCTGAGTGCCATTCAAGCCATATCGCTGCATCACCTTAAATGCCGCATTGCTCATATCATTCAGGAACTCCGGATTCCGGTAGAGCCTGCCAAACTTCTTCTGCAAACTAGAAAGCACCTTTGCAGGATCCTTGGCCTCGTTTGCCTCATACTGAGCACCAAGTGCTGTACCTAGACGAAGATTAGCCGGAATAAACTGGCTTCCTTCCATTCCCTCCGTAAATGCCTTACTGCCTGCCTCCTGAGCCTTGTTGTACTCATCCACTACAGATGGATTCACATACTTGCCGATTACATCAACAAGGGCTGCATTGATGTCCTGGTTCATCAACTGGTTCTGAATAACCTCATCATTTGAATAGAGACGAGTGGCGAGGTCTTCCGCTGTCTTGCGGTAGTTCTCTCCATACTTCTTCACAAGACTTTCTACCATAGCTGGCTTCACCATACCATTTATAAACTGGTCATAGCCATTCGTCTGGGTGATATATTGTCCGTTCTCGTCCACGGCAACATTGTTCATGATGCCATACTGCGAAGCCAGCTTCTTCAAGTTGTCCTGCACAGCATGAGAATGCCATCCATTCATTACTGCTTCGTCCACGCCTTCTACGGTATCACCCAACTTAGATACAAACTCATCGGTAGTTCGCTGAGCGAGGCGACTTGCTGCACGGTTCATGGCTCCCATAGCCATATTTTGTGCCTCCTCTTGATTCTTAGCCTGTCCGCTAGCCATCAAGTCATACATAGTTTCAGACAACGCATCGCCCTTGCCCACATATTTATTATAGATAGCATCAACCTGCTGAACTGGAGCTGCGCTTGTAATTGCATCCGCATCCTTGGCTGTAGGCTTAGTCTGCTCGGTAGCTGGCACATTATCTTGATTAAGATGCTGTACCTGCTGATTATTATCATGTGGCTGCTGCATATTATCACCAAGAAGCATATTGGCAATCATGCCACCCACTTTCTGCTCTTTACCGACATTTCCGGCATCAACATTAGAAAACATACCGAGTGCTTGGGAAATGATACCAGGCTTCTTTAACTCACCTCGCTGATACTCATCATTCAGCTGAGCCAAGTCCTTGAAGTTGCCAGGCTTATTGTCAGGTGAATTGAACGCATCAATCACCTCTTGCGGATATTGCGTCTGCTTTTTCTCCTTAGAATAAACACTCTGCCCACTACTCTGAGGAGTTGAAGGCTTTTGAGCAACAGGTGCCTTAGCTGAAAGATATGTCTCTAAAGATTTTTGGTCTTTAAAATTATCATATCCTGCTTCACTTAATGCATTATAAAGTGTAGCAACATTTTTGCTGTCAGAAACATAGTCTCTAAACTCCTGCTCTGTACCAACATCATCATAACCATCATCAATTAACGCTTGATGTAATTTCTTTATATTATCGTCCATATTATAATTTTAAATGTTTACCTTTATTTGTTTTGCCATTATTTGATTTGCGACCAATGCCAATACCAAGACTCTTAGGTGCAAGACCTTGTTCTTCAACATCATCAACGAACATTCTTTGAAGACTTGCATTCCACTGCTTGCCTTTTGTACCAATGCCATACTTTTGTTCATAAATAGAAGCAAGATTATTGCCTCCATTCTTTTTCATGTGATTAAAGTATTTGATGAACCTTTTACCATATTCTGCTTGAGAATATTTTGGCGTTGTTCTAATCGTCTTATTAGTTGCAGCATTGTTTCTTGCTGTTGTCGAATTATTCACGGCAACATGAGAAAGACTATCTGCAGCCTTTGCAGCTGCAGCATCAGCCTGATTGTCCAGCAACTTACCCTTCTTGCCTCTCAGTTCGTCCTCAGTCTCCTTCTTTGATTCATTGAAGTCTGCAGCTGTAGAATGCTGTCTTGTTGATTGAATCACTTCTTCAACCTTTACAGGAGTGAGGGCATCCGTTTGGTTCTTCTGTGATGCACGATATTCAGCTAGTTTCTCATTTGCCTTTGCAGCAGCCTCTGCCTGCATCTGTGCCTGCTTGTCTTGACGGTCCTTCCAGATATTCACCAGCATCTGGTCATAGCCCTTAGCTCTCAAAGCATCTGTAGCCTCCCTGATCTTGCGCTGGCGATCAGTAAGTTCTTGTGCAGATTCAATCTTCTGCGATGGCGCACCTTGTGTAGTACCGATGAAATTGCCAAGATGCATCAGGAAATTGCTCCATTGCTCCATCTTAGCCTGCCTCTCCGCTTTCTTCTTCAAAGCTTCATTGGCAGCTACGGTTTTATCTCCATCACCCAGAGTATTGAGCCATGGCATGAAGACAGACCAGTTTCCATCACCATTCTTCTGGTAATCCCTCATAATGTCATAAGGCTTCATCTGCCTCAATAGAGGGTTCTGCTCTATCTCGCTATAAGGTCTGCTCCAATCTATCTTGATACCCTGGTTACGCTCCACCTTGGTAACTTCCTCGGTTGGCTGCTGGGCAAAAGATTCATGGCCACCATTTCCGGTAATACCAGTAGTATCAATAGCTGTATTCTGAACTGGCTCAGTAGGTGTGTTCTGAACTGGTATTTCATCCGGCTTCACCATATGATCATCTGGGAAATCAGTAACAGGAGTAACGGCAGTAGCCGGACGCTTAGAAGTCAAATCATCAATTGTAAATCCCATAACATCCTCCTTTCTTAAATAGGTAACTTACTTGCTGCACCTGCCAGTCCGCTAGTGGCATCCGTGATACCCTGCGCCTTCGAAAGTGCCTTGTCACGCTTGGCAGTAGCGATGTAGTTAGTCATCTGGTCTATCTGCGAATCAGCAGTATTCCACACATTTTCTTTAGTCTGAGCGCCCTGTACGGCAGCTTCCTGCATCATCTTGCCCACCTGCTCCTGAGCAGCCTGCTTGCTCAGCGCCACCGCTTCATCAGTTCCACCACTCACGATATTGGTGTTCCTGGCCTTCTGTGTAGCGTTATCCAATACCTGCTGGGCATTGGTCACGGCTACTTGATTCTCCGCTGTCTGCGTAGGATCCTGATAATACAAGTTGTCACGGTGATCCTTCACCTGCTGCAATCGGTCTTGATACATCTGGATATACTGATCATATCCTTTGTTTCGGGCTTTAGCAGCCATCAGTCCACCTGCAGCACTGGCCACACCGCCTAAGATTCCGCCTACAGAGCCGGTAAGCCCCTTGGCAATTTTTCCAATAAGTCCCATAAAAATCGATTTTAAATGTTTAAACAGTGTAAAAGTAATGCGTTTTTCGCTAAGGTTTTTGATAAATTGCGCAAGTCGAGCACCTACTTATCCATTTTTTCGCTATATTTGCACCAGAAAACTATCAGTAACATCAAATAATTAGGTAATATGACAGCACAGAAAGATAAAGAATCCAATCCAAAGAGCAAAAGAAAAAAGACTGGTGGACGTAAGGCTGGTACGCCCAACAAGGTCACAAAAAGCGTCAGGGAAAGCCTCCGTGATGCCATTGTAGGCTATCTCAATGGCAGTAACGAAAAGGGATATTCCCTGGAGGCTGACTTGTATGCTATCGAGGAGCCAGCCGGTCGCTTGGCGATGGTGGCAAAGTTCCTACCCTATGCAGCACCAAAATTGCAGTCAGTTTCATTCAATAGCGATGAAACTCGCAATCTGTCGGTAGAAGAAACATTCATGAAGCTTGAAGATGATTTCGAGAAGCAGGAAACCACCATCAACATCAAGAATCTCAAAATTGTTAATAATGGCTAAAACGCAAATCGGGCAGCCCTCTCTAAATTTTTCGCTACTTTAGAGAAGACTGCCCTCTGTCAGGAAAATGGGTAAAACCGCTAGATTTTAACCCTTATTAGTCTTATATTTAATCGTATTAACCAAATTACTCTATTTAATGTCACGTATCCGTTCAAAGTACTTAGTCTGGTTCTTGGTCACGTTCTTCACCTTAATCTGTATAGTGCAGTTTTTAGGCACGGTATCATTGATATTATCCATCAGTTGCTGGATAATGTCATCTGTATTCCGGTAGCCTTTGCCTTCTACATGACCAACCACTTCACCCATGAAGTAAGCATCAGCACAAAGTTCAAACGTCTCCTCCACCTTTTCAAATACAGGCAGATGATGTTTCTCCAAGCGTTTACTCTTGTCACTTGTAAAAAACACCTTCTCCACGATTTTCTCATTTATCTCCCATATTTTGGAGAAATCAGGTTTCACATATCCCATAGTGACCGTATGCCTATTAACATGATTCAATCCAAATGCCACATCATCAAAACTAACCCCAAGATCATTTTGAGCAATAGTAGCCCATGTATGCCTGAAAGTATAGGTAGAATAAGTTTTATCACCTTTCTTCATTCCAAGATAGGTAAGGCAAATCAAACTAATCTCATGGCTCTGGCTTGATACAAAATTCCTATCATCCTGAAACATCTTATGAAACTTGAAAAGATACTCATCTTTTTCATCACTTAGATATTTTTCAATCGTAGGAATCAACATGTCAGGAACTCTGATTTCTATATAAGCCTTATCTTCCCTTCTTGTTCTCGTCTTAGCACGCTCATAATGCAAAATCCCATCATAATAGGCAGATTTCTTCATTCTATATAGATCAACACCATTAATACCGGCTAAACAAAGTATCAGCTTGCATATATCCTGAGCCACCTTTCTTGATTTCTGTGTCACATTAACAGCAAAAAACTCCCTGCACTCTTCCATAGTTATCGCTTTCTTCTCAGGAGCATCATGCTTTGGAATCTTCACTTTTGCCCAAGGATTCACCTTTATACGTATAATGTCATTATCATAATCATTATATTTAAGAAGACCAGCCTTAAAGATGGTTTTTATTGTGACAGGATAAGTTTCTTTCACTCGTTTGAATTGAGATAAAGAATCTATCCACGACTGTACAAATGCCGTAGTCATTTGAGAGAACAGAATTTTATGACTCCCTGCAAACTTTTCCAGAGCAACCAAAGATGCTTTATTTAATTCTACAGTTCTTGGCTGATGCGTATTAGAAATCTTATCTATATATTCTCTTGCATAATCAGAAAAGCACAGATCATCATTGGAAGATAGAAGAAGGTCTCTAACCTGTTCTACTGTCAAATTAGCAATATCATATCTATTAAGCATCTCTACCCACTTAGTTATTGTCACCATACAAGAGTTGAGAACAAACGGATCCTTTACGTCACGCTTACCAGGAACCACACCCTTACCGGTCACCATCTTGTCTGTTTTGATGTTGATAATTCTACGTTTATGGGTTAAACGTATATAGACTACATAAAGTCCATCTGAACGTTGATGCTGTACTACTACTTTAAATGTTGCCATACCCCCAAAATTCTATAAACCATTTATAAACATTCACCTCTATTTGGCACGTTAAACACGCCAAATGATGTGTTTTTTATTACAAATAAGCCTCTAATATTTAATATTTTACGCTAACTTTCAATAAATCAAGCCTTTAGCGAAAAGAAGCTAATATTAGCGGTTCACTCATATCAATTATTTTTTCGCCACAAAGGTAATGAAAAAAAACGAAACACGCATAAGTTTTTAGGATAAAAGAAAAAAAAATGCATAAAAGCAAAAAAATAAGCTAGAAAATTTGGATATATAAAAAGAAGTACTTACTTTTGCAATCAAAATACGTACAACAATGAGAAATGAAAAAAATATCACCCTCAAGACATTGACCAAGAGCAGTGTCTGGGATCTCCAGGAGAATGATGTTTTCCGTCTCTGGGAAGCTGCCGAGAAAGACAACGACCTGAAGGACAATCAGCGTAGATACCTCGACATCATTCGTAGTGCTTTCGAGATTGAGCCAGTCAAGATTGACCGTACTGAAGTGCTCGATAAGTTGATAGACCGTGGCTTCAAGATCGGTACCTTCCGTATCGACGACAAGAACGAGAAGTATGCCATCAAGAAGCGTCCTATCATGCGTGTGACTGACCTCACCTATGAGAACATCGGCCATATAACTGCTACCAAGCTCATCGAAGTGCTGGAGCGTAACTTTGGCGGTGGCTGGGACAGTCTGTCTCAGAGCATCAAGGACATCATCGAGAGCGGTTTCGACATCAGTACCACTACCCTTCCAAAGGATCGCCTCAAGAAACCAGGTGGTCTCTATGAGAAGAAGCTCGCTGATGACTATGAAGTACTCGTAGTACCAAAGGGCACCTGGGTAGAGGCTATCTTTGCCAAGGAGAAGCCAAAGCAGGAGAAGATCCGCATGAAGTTTATGGATGAAGACATGGACCGCGACGAAGACCTGCTGGACCGTGACGAAGACGATGAGGATGAGGATGCACCAGAGATTGAGGATCACTACAATGATCCAGATGAGGACGATGATGCATTCGATGACGACAAGCTCACCGAGGAAAGCTACCGTACTACCTTTGAGGATCCAGAGAACCTGGGACTAGATGATGCAGAGGACGTAGCTGATGACGATTATTAAAATATACATTATTATATAATAAGGAGAAAGAAATGAACGCAGTAGTAGGATTATTCGCATTAATCGTGGTAGCACTCGTAGGTTGGGCTATCGCAGAATTCAAGTACAAGACCTTCACCTTTACCCGTTCCGAGAAGGATATCGAGGAAGAGGAAGAGTTGGAGGAGCAGAAGCGTGCCGAGGGTTTCAAGGAGATGAACATCCGCGACATTATGCGTAAGAACTCTACCAATGGCTACAATGCCGTAGGTTAAAGAGGGATTTTTAAACTCTAAAAGAAAATGATGATACAATACACCATCATTGCAACGATACTGGCGGCATGCATTCTGTATGCCGCCTTTCGTATTTATAAATCGTTGCAACAGGCAAACAAATGCAAGGATGGCAACTACCGGTGCAGTGGTTGCGCTTTTTA